ACTCAGTGGGAGTTAGATCACCGGTAATTTATGGTTATCCTATAAAAAGAGAAAAAACAGTAATATCTTTAGCTAATGTAGGTGAATCATTTACTTTAAATCAAAGAAAAGGTGTAATAGATGCACCATCTATTTATTCTTTTAATATATGTGATAATAGATTATGAGTACTGAGAATCAAAATATACCACCAAGTAATTTAACTTATGAAATTCCTAGAATAACTCTTTCTAGTGAACCCGATATTACAAATATAGCTACTTCTCAAATTAATCAAGATGCTAATACCCAAAAACAAGAAGCTCTTAAAAGTACATTAAACTCTAATATATCTTTTGATGTTAAGTTAACTAATACTTTTAATATTAAAAAAGGAGAAATACAAACTAGATTAATACCTTTTGTAATACAATTATTATTACCTTTTGGGACTATAGCTCTCCAAGCTATTTTAGCTAAATTACCTATAAATGAAATTAAAGATAAAGTATCTTGTCCTAACAGAGCTAAATTATTAGAGTTAGTAAATAAACGAAATAAATTAGCTAAACAAATAAATAATATATATAAAACTATTACTACTTTAAGTAAAACATTAAATATTACAAATACAACTATAACTGCTTTACAAGCTGGGATAACAGTTATACAAGCTATACCTTATCCTGCTACTGGTATTCCTCCAATTGGTTTACCACCTTTAACAACAGGTATTATAGAAATAACAGGAGCTACAGTTGATAGACTAACTGAAGAATTAAAAAAAGCTAGAGTAGCTATAAACATATTAACTATTACTTTAGCATCATTAGGTATATTTTTAGGTGTTATATTAAATCTTTTAAATATACTTGATCAACTTATCCAACAATGCTCAGAAGATCAAAATTTACCTTTTGAAACTATTAATAATGAATTAAATCTATTAGTAAACCAATCAACAGGTATAAGTAATAGTACAGTAATAGCTACAGTTCAAGATAATACTTATAAAGGATTCACATTAGAAATTAAATTAGACGAAACAAATACAACACAATATAAAAAACGTTACGCTCAAGCATTAAGTAAACAAGGAGTACCCGTACTTAAAACAGAATCATCATTTGCCTCTGATCCATAAGTACTTGTAGATCAATTAAAGTTTATAATTGATTCAAATCCTAATTTAACTGCTGAGTAATTAAATATTTATTACTATGAAACAGACAGAATTTGAAAAAATGATTAAAAAAGCTGTACGTGAAGTATTTCAAGAAGAAATGAAAGAAATACTTTTAGAAGCAGTTCGTTCACCTAAAACAGTTGTAACAGAAAATATACAACCAACAAAAACAAATATCCCAGTAGATATTAAACGTAATTTACGTAGTATGATAGGAGGGGAATTTGATACTACTATTAGTGCTAATTCATCAATGGCACAACCATCATATACTCCTCCTCCAGTTAGTACAATTGGAGAAGGATCAAGTTTACCATCAGGTGAAGTAAGTTTAGACCAAATAATGGGAATAATGACTAACAAATAATGGCAGTAAGAATACCTAACCAACACCCCCTAGATCTTAACCAGCGAGTAGCGGTTGGGGTATCTATTCCTTTTAATGCTCCAGCAGTATTTAATTCAACTTATACAACATTAGATCAAATTAAATCAAATATTATTAATTATATTTTGACTAATACTGGTGAGAGAGTATTAAATCCAACATTTGGAGCTAATTTAAGAGCACAATTGTTTGAACAAATAACACCAAATACTTTAAGTGCTTTAGAAATAAAACTAACAAATGATTTAAAAAAATATTTTCCATCTGTTAGAATTGACCAATTAACCCTATCTCCAATATATGAAGAAAATGCTATACAATTAGTTATAGTATATTCTGTTTTAAATAACGCTACTCAAACGATTACAATTACATTATAATGGCAACTGAAAATAGAGATATAAAATATATTAATAAAGATTTTGGTGAACTAAGAGCAGCACTCATTGACTTTGCTAAAACTTACTTCCCAACAACATATAATGACTTTACTCCAGCATCACCAGGTATGATGTTTATGGAGATGTCAGCTTATGTTGGAGATGTAATGTCGTTTTATCTTGATAATCAAATTCAAGAAAACTTTATTCAATATACTCGTCAACAAAACAATTTATATACTCTAGCATATATGTTAGGTTATAGACCTAAAGTAACAGGAGCATCTACTGTTGACGTAGATATATACCAACAAGTTCCATCATTACTTTCAGGAAGTACATATGTACCAGATTATAGTTATGCTTTACAAATAAAAGAAAACACATCAATTGCTTCTAGTTTAGTTGGTGCTACTAGTTTTTTAATTCAAGATCCGGTTGATTTTGCTTTCTCTAGTTCATCAGATCCTACACAAACTACAATTTATAGTTTAAGTGGAAACGTTCCTGAGTTTTTCTTATTAAAGAAAACTCGTCAAGCTATCTCAGCTAATATTCAAACTAAAACTTTTACATTTGGCGCTCCAGAACGTTTTCAAACAATTGAGATTAGTGATTCAAATATTATAGAGATATTAGATATAGTTGATAGTGATGGAAATGAATGGTATGAAGTACCATATCTAGCTCAAGAAACAATATTTGATACTATTAAGAATACTAATCCAAATGATCCTAATTTTAGTGGAGATAAGGGAGAAGTACCTTATTTATTACAACTAAAGAAAGTACCTCGTAGATTCACTTCTAGATTTACTACTCCAACTAACTTACAAATACAATTTGGAGCTGGAACTAATACTCAAAATACTACTGAAGAAATTATTCCTAACCCAGATAATGTTGGTTTAGGATTACCATATAAACAATCTAAGTTAACTACAGCTTTTTCTCCTGCTAACTTCTTATACACAGACACATATGGTATTTCTCCTTCAAATACTACATTAACAATTAGATATTTAACAGGTGGAGGAGTAGCTTCAAATATACCAGCTAATTCTTTAACATCTATATCAAACTCAGGTACTCAAGTTAAATTTCAAAATTCTAATTTAGATCCAACATTAGCTCAAACTATATTTGACTCAGTAGCTGTTAATAATCCAACAGCGGCAGCTGGTGGACAAGATGGAGATACTAATGATGAAATTAGATTTAACTCTATGGCTACTTTTACTACACAATTAAGAAGTGTAACTCAAGATGACTATTTAGTTAGAGCTTTAAGTCTACCATCACAGTATGGAACAATAGCTAAAGCATATATTGAACCTGAGAAAATAGCTAATTTACTTCCAGGTCAAACACCCTCAGTATTAGATTTATATGTTTTAGCGTTTGATAATAATAAGCGTCTTAAAACCGCTTCTACCGCGTTAAAACAAAATTTAAGTACATACTTATCACAATATAGAGTAATAAACGATGCTATTAAAATAAAAGATGCTTTTGTAATTAATATTGGAGTAGAATTTGATTTAATAGTGTTACCTAACTATAATAATAATGAAGTAATATTTAATTGTATTCAAGCTTTAAAGGATTATTTTGCTATTGATAAATGGTTAATAAATGAACCTATTATGCTAAGAGATTTATTTATTCTTTTAGATAAAATCAATGGTGTTCAAACTGTTAAGAAAATTAATATTACAAATAAAGTAGGAACTAATTTTGGTTACTCACAATATGCTTATGATATTAGTGGAGCAACTCAAAATAATGTTGTTTATCCTAGTTTAGATCCAATGATTTTTGAAGTAAAATATCCTGATACTGATATAGTAGGTCGTGTAGTACCTTTATAATTTTTATATTTATAATAAAAAATGGCAATTTATAAGATATTTCCTACCCAAGATGCCTCTATATATTCTATTTACCCAAATAGAAATACAGGACTAGATGAAATATTAGAAGCATCAACTGATATAAGTATATCTGGCACTCCCCAAGCTAGTAGATTCTTAGTACAATTTGATAATACTGAAATAAATGATATTATCAATAATAAAATTAGTGGCTCAACTTGGCAAGCTAATTTTAGAGGATTTGTAGCTAATTTAGATGGATTAAATATAACTACAACTCTTGAATTCTATCCTATATCTACAACATGGGTTATGGGTACAGGAAAATACTTATATAGCCCAGAATACACAAATGGGGTTAGTTGGACTTACAGATCATACTCAGGAAGTAGTGCTTGGAGTACAAGTGGTTTTGCTGCTTATATAACTGCCTCTTATAGTAGTGAAGCAGGTGGTGGAACATGGTTTACCGGATCGTCTAACTCAACTGTTTTACCTATATACTCAACTCAAAGTTTTGGGTATTTTGATAATGGAGATATAGATGTAAATATCACTAACATGGTAAAAGCATGGTATAGTGGTACTATAGATAATAATGGATTCATAGCTAAACAGTCTGTTGAATTTATAAACAATGAAGACTACCAGGTAAATATGAAGTTCTTCTCAAGAGATACTCATACTATTTACCCACCACAATTAGAATTTAGATGGAGAGATTATACTTGGAATACAGGTTCATCTACTCAAACTATACTAAACACTCAAGTAGCTACAGTAGCAATATCTGAAAATCCAGGTACTTTTTATTTAGATAGTATAAATAAATTTAGAGTAAATAGTAGACCAACATATCCAATTAGAGTATGGCAAACAGCTTCATATTATACTATAAATTATTATTTACCAACAGCATCATATTATGCTATAAAAGATTTGGATACTAATGAATTTGTTGTAGATTTTGATGACCAATACACTCAACTAAGTGCTGATGGAACAAGTAGTTACTTTACACTTTATATGAATGGATTAGAACC